TCCACACGTAGGTGTAGGTGGCCGGGTCTACCTCGGTGATGCCCGTGCCGGCCGGCCCGATCAGCGCCGATCCGCCTGCTGCGGGCGTGATCGTGATGCTGGGGCTGGAGACCGCCTGCTCGAACCCTGAACCGAGGTAGGTCTCGAAACCGGCCTGAAGGACGATCTGGCCGCCGGGGACGGCATACAGCCAGATGTCGTTGCTGAAGGGGACGCCCACCGGCTCACCGCCTGACATGGGACGATGGGCGGCATGAGGCACTGGCGAGGCGAAGACTGGCCGTACGTGCATTGGCTGTACGCCGGCCCGCATTTGCTAATCGAGACCGTCCACAAGAACGCCGCGAGCCTGTACGTGGACCTACGCGCGAGCAAGTCCCGGATCGATGACCCTGAAGACTGGGCCACCCACCTCGCAGTCAATGGCGTGCTACCCGATCAGCCCATCTACGCCACGGTCGGTTACACGGAGCCGCGCGAGAAGCCCGAGGCGCCACCGTACGGCCCGAGACGGCCGCGCGTGCGGGTCAGCGGGCGTGCGCGTCCCCAGTAGCCGGGACCGCCGCTACCAGTTCATCCCGCGTCATCCCCGAGGCTTCTTCCTCGCTGAGTGCCCCGAGAGCAACCACGTAGGACCGCCAGACCTCTTGCGAGGCATTGCCTCTCGGCCGCTCGGGCTCGTCCGTGCCGTCGATGTCCACCGGGGGCAACTCCACGGCAGCAGCGGGCACGGCGTCCTTCTCCGCCGCGTCAGGCTCGGCGTCTGGCAGGACATCCCCGCCGGGCCACGGATCACCTGACTCCGTGACCCGGCGCAGATCCCCCTCATCCCACCGCTTCCGCATCACCGGCTGCAAAGGGAGCGTGCAGCCGACGACGTGACCGCGGATCTCGCCCCTCGGCGCGATCTCCTGCAGGTAGATCATCTGTGGCATGGACGTGATCCTAGTCTCAGCCGAGGCCGGACTTCTGCTTGATCAGCGCGTACACCGTCAGCGACGTGGACGCCGACCAGTCCAGCGACACCGACCCGTCTGCCTGGGTGATCCGGTCAGTGTTCCCGATCGGCACGACCACGGTGGCGTTGGCGGTGCAGGTGATCACGTTGTCACCCGAGGACGCCTGCTCGAACGGCACCGAGGCGGCGGCGGCGCCGGACGCGGTGTTCCCCGACCCGCCCGCGCGGATGGTCATGGTCCGGGCCGTGCCGCCGCCGTTGGTGACGATCAGGATCAGCCCGAACGGCCCCAGCGCGATCGTGTTGCCGTTCACCGCGTCGGGGGTTGCTCCCGCTCCCTGGCTGACAGCGGCGTCGTCGGAGAGGGAAACAGGGGTCAGTGCAGTGCGTGCCGCCATGGCGGGTCTCCTTCTTGTTGGACAGGAGACCCGCTTGGGGCTCCTAGTGAATCGGGAAAGTCAGTTGACCTAGCGGCTCTGGCTCGGACGTGACGTGCGTCCAGGTCTCGCCCGTCTTGATGCGGTAGATCGTGCTGGGCGTCACGCCGAACTGAACGGCGAGGATCTCGCAGTCCTTGTAGCTGGTGCTGCCTACTAGCAACCGCTTGATCTCGCGAACCTGATCCTCAGTGAGCTTGACCTTGGGGTTGCCGGTTCCCCGTGCGCGCCGGGATATCTGCTCGACCCTTTGCGGGCTGAGGATCTTGCCCTTGTTGGACTGGCCGAGCCTGCGGCCGTGCTCCCGCAGTTCTTCTGGGACAACACCTTTCCAGCGGTTGCCGTACTGGTTGATCGCCTTCATCGCCGTTACCTGCTCGGCGGTGACGAGGTGCTTCCAGGTGCGGCCACTGCGGATCTGGTAGACCGATTCCTGCACGACGCCGAGGGACGCGCCGATCTCCCTGGGGTGCTCGCCGCCGAGCAGCCGGCGCACGATGTCAAGGACGGTCGCCTCGGTCATCTTGCCGCCGGGGTTTTGCTCGCCCTGCACACGCTCGCGCATCGCCTGCAAGCGCTCGGGCGTCATGCTCGCCCGGATGGCGACGCTCATCTTCGCGCGGGCTTCGTCGGTGTGGACGAGGCCCCGGTACGGGCTGGCGATGTCCTGCGCGATGTTGAAGGTGGGGCCTGCTGCCTTCGCGGCGTCCAGGCATCGCTGCTCGGCGGCGATCAGCAGGTCAAGGTCCGTGATGACCTCGGTCATCGTGAACGTGAACGCTGTCTCGCCGTGCTCGTTCCACGCGGCTTGCAGCAGGTAGTTGTGGTGCCGGTTGCCGCGCAGGAGCGTCCTGTGCTTCTGCCAGCGACGCCGGATTACGTCGGACGAGCCGACGTAGGCACAGCCGGTAGGCAGGCAGGTGATGTGGTAGATGCCCATCGTCCCGGCTGGCGGAAGCCACGCATCAGAGGACGGGGAAGTACGCTTGTCCATGTCGTTCCTGCGCAATCAGGTTCGGCGTTGGTGTCGCGGCGAGTGTGCAATCACTCGTCGCGACTTTTACGTTGCCCAGCGTAGCAGCGGGGACCGACAGAATCGCGGTCCCCGCTGCGTTTGCCCGGGTGTCCGTTTAGATACCCGTTGGGCGTTCCACGTAGGCTAGGGCCAGAGTGTCCGGTCTGGTCACTAGTGCCCCATATACGTGCAAACCTCTCACTGCATCACTAAAGGAAGTCTGACACTTTTGTTACTCGGCCCGGAGGCTGGGGGCGATCATTTCTGCCGCCCTCTCACGCTCTCACGTGAGGCCCGACTATATCTTCACCCGCGTGGGGTGCCACGTACCTAGTCTGTGAACCTTCCCGTCGCCTTCCGGCAGGCGGGCTCGGCTGCTGATTACCCCTCTGCTGACTAGTTTTCAGGCCGTCACGCTCGGGCTTTCGCCCCACGTTGTGGCCTAGTCAGGTGACTCGGGCTTTCCAGCAATTCTCGCGGTTTTCATCCGCCCCTTGCGGGACGGCGGCCCTCAGCTATAGCAAAGGCGAAGTGCTTCCGTCTCCGTGATCTGCTCCCCATATGTGATTCCCATGGGGTGACCTGCCTGGATGGCCCAGACTCCGGTACCGGCACCGCCGGCGACGGGCTGAGGCGTCGAGTTCGTCTTGAGGATGTTGAACCCGGAAGCGGTGCCCATGAACCCGCGCTGGAAGGTCTGCGAGGCATCACCCTGCATGTCGGTGACGCTGACGAACGCCTGCGTCTGGCTGATCAGCGAGACGAACCACGGCGGGCAGGTGACGTACCTGTCCTCGTCCGGGACGTTGTTCTGATCGAGGATCACCTTGAGCGGCTCCAGCACCTTGATGTAGGCGTCGGCCGGGTCGGAGGTGCTGCCGCCGTAGGGCAGCGGGGTCAGCGGTGCCCCGGTGGTTCCCAGGGTGTTGGCGGACCCGATCGCGGTGTAGAGCCCCGCGATGTAGGTGTCGGCGGTCAAGGCCAGCTGGTACGCAGCACGGCCTTCGAGGTACGCCTGCATGTCGCCCGCGGCCTGCCTGCGGTCCACGTCATCGATGGCGAACGAGAACGAGTACGCCTGGTTGATCTGAAGCTGCATGCCGGCGTCCACGAGCGCCTGGTAGGCGAGGGTAGAGCCGATCGTGTAGGCGGAGATGGTGGGGTCACCGAACTGCGTGATATGCACGTTGTTGCCCGGCCCGCTGATCTCCCCGTCGTAGTCGTTGTTCACGACCATCGGGCTGCCGTACACCAGTTTGCGCTGGAGTGCGGCCAGGATGACCTTGGACCAAATTGAAGGTTTGAAGTTCAAAACGGACATAGCGAACGCTCACGTTCCTTTCATGACAAAAGCCCCCTCCGGTTGGCTGGGGCTCGGATCGGATTAGGGACCGCGTGAGCGTTTGCGGCTGTCAGCGGTTAGTAACGTTTCGACTTCGGCTTGGCGAAGCCCTCGCCTGCGAACAGGCCGTTCTTCATCGCGTCCCAGACCTCGGCCGGGGACATCCGGGCGGCGTCTTCCTCGGTGAGCTGCCGCTGTCCTCCCGGTGCCCCGTTGAACTCCCCGCCAGAACGGGGAATCGTCGGAGCGGGAGGGGCGGGTGCAGCCGGGGGTGCCAGCGGATTGGCGGCCGGCACGGGAGTGATCGCGGCCTTGTAGCCCGGGTTGGCGGTCACCGCGGCCTCGATCGCCTCAGTGACCCGCGCCCCGAAGTCCTCCGCTGCCGGGTCCAGCCCGGTGACAGTGGCGACGAACGCGCGGGAATCCAGCAGGGCATTGCCGTTGACGCCGCTCGCGTAGGCGCTGCGCAGGACGGCGAGCTCAACATCGGCGGCGCGTTTCTGCGCGGCGTGGGTGGTGGCTTCGGCCCGTGCGGCGTCACGCTCGAGCTGTGCCCGCTCGGCGAGCTGCTCGGGGGTGACATCTTCCTGGGCGATGCCGAGGGCGACGGCGAGTGCCTTGTTGCGGGCCGCCTGGTCAGCTTCGGCCTTGGCTGCTGCGGCCTTCATGCCGTCGAGGGTTTTCTCGATGGCCTGCCGCTTGGCGCGCTCTTGCTTGTACTCCTCCCGGATGGCGGCGACCGTGCGTGCGGTCTTCTCCGGGTCGTCTCCTGCGGGCTGCTGCGGCTCCTGTCCGCTGGCTGGCTCGGGTGATGCTGCCGGTGTTTCTCCCGCCTGGGGAGTTGCCGGCGGCGTCTCAGGGGGCGCCGGGGTGCCTTCGGGAAGGGTTTCCTCGTCGCCGGGGGCTCCGCCCGCAGCGAGGAAGAAGGGGGTTCCGTTCTTGCGGTAGCCGAGGAACGCTCCGGGCGTCGTCGGCAGGGTGGTGTTCATTGCGGGTGGCCTCCAGGGCCTCGGTGGGGCCGCGCCAGGCGGCATGAAAAAGCGCACCGGGGAGGGTGCGCGGTTTACGGTGTGGCCATGCGGTTACGGAGAA